AAGCAAAACAGTCGGCGCGATCAAGACTTCGTATGAAGACATCATGGAGATGTTAGGCGGAGCAGTGATCGTCGATGATTCTGGTCCTATGTTGGATGCGCCAAGCACAAGTGTTGGTGATCCCACAAACCTCCACCCAAAGAGTCCGATGAACTATTTGGAGGAGGGTACAGTGGACTGTTTTGGCTCGTTTGAGGGTTTCCGTGCGGAACCCAAATTTCGTGTCGAAACTTCAATGTTGGCCCCTTATCTGCGGATTTATGGGTATTCCGACACCCATATGGCACCGATTGCCAAAGGCTGGAAACCAAAGTACGACACTTTGGGTGATCTTGTGAAGATTGACCCTCGGGTGTGCACCGACACGGTCCGCCAAGCAGTCGAAGGATTCAGCAAGGACCTCGAAACAGTCCCCAAGAAGTGGAAGAAAGAGATCATGATCTATGATATCCACACGGCCGTGAATGGAGTTCCTGGCTTGCAGTACGTTGATGGTATCAAGCGCAACACAAGCGCGGGATTCCCGTACTTGAAGCCGAAGGAATTCTTTTTGGAGCAGTTGGCTCCTACGGAGGATTATCCAGATCATGTGAAGCTCACACCTGAGATCGAAGCGCGCGTTGAAGAGATGATTGTGAAGTATCAAAATAACTCGTGCGCTGGTCCAGTTTTCCGAGCGGCCTTTAAGAATGAACCACTTCCCATCGCTAAGGCCAAGGCCGGAAAGGTGCGGACGTTCATGATGGCCAATGTGGAGATGACAGTTGTGATGCGCATGTATTTGCTGTCTTTCGTGCGAGTAGCCCAGTCAAATCATTTCCTTTTTGAGTGCGCCCCAGGGATTGAGGCGCAGTCGTGCGAATGGGACTTCCTCTACCAATACTTGACACAATTTGGAGAGGATATGACCATTTGGGGCGATTTCAAAGGATATGATCGATCCATGCACCCAGTCTTCGTAACTGGAGCTTTTGAAGTAATGGCAAACTTCATCGAGTTCTGTTCAGGAGACAAGGCCCACGCAAATGTGGTGCGGTGCTTGGGATACGATGTGGC